CCTCCAAGTGTCACAAGTACTTTTAAAGGAACAAGTAATGTTAGTTGTAGTTTTGTCGCTTGTCTCGATTCACCGTAGAATAAACGCAATGTTTTTGATTTAGGGCTGTGGCGAAGTATTTCAGTGGAAAAGACGGAAAGCTGTATGTAGGAGGAACTAATGTTGCTCAACTACAGAGCTGGAGTTTTTCACAGTCAATGTCTGTACTTGAAATCACAGCAATGGGTGATACCGACAGAACATTAAAGCCAGGAGTTAGAAGTTATTCAGGTAGTGCAAGAGCTTATTACTACACTGCTACTGCTGCTGGTGCTCCTAACGTAACTGATTTATTAACAGCAGCTATAAAAAGTAGTGGAACAGACTCGGATAAAGTCACGTTAAAACTTAGACTAGAAGAAACATCAGGTTCAGATACAAACGCAAGAGATATTGAATTTGGTGCTTATGTCACATCAGTTTCTATGAGTAGTTCTGTAGGAGAAATTTCATCTGTTGATTTTAGTTTTGAAGTTGATGGTGCTCCAAGTATTGACACTCTTAGTACCTAACTGTGGCTGTTTATTTTGGACAAAATGGCGAAGTAGAAATTCGCAGGGATACTTTGTCATCCCCTATTCAAACAAAGTTAGATCCGCATGACGTAAATACAACAACTAAAAGATTTTCAATTGATCATTCTTCTGGTTCGTTAATTACTGGAGATCGTGTAGAGATTGCGACAGTTGATAGAAGCACCTTAGAACTTGTAAATGGTCATAATCATCCAGATGGAAATTGGTATGTTTATGTTGATAAAATGGGTGGAATTAGATTATTTAGTACGTTTGCGGCTGCTATAACAGGAAGACAAGCAGATGCTTTAACACTTGTTACTCCTAGTGCTGCTAAAGAAGTAACACTTCAAACTGTTAACTCTAGATTTAGACATTTAGCAAGAGTACAAGATTTTGAAATTACTACAAATAGAGATCAAATCGATTTAACTCCTTTAGGTGCTCAGTTTAAAAAACAATACGAAGCAGGGTTAATAAGTGGTCAGGGTACTTTAAATTGTTTATGGGAACACAGCTCGGAATTAGCTGATCATACTGAGGTACGAGATCCAGAATTTCCTTTTTATCTTGCTCAATTAATTATTCGTCTTCAGCAGGGAGCAGATTTTGAAGGACGTTTTTATATTTATAAAGATTCAAATACTTCTTTGCATACTGTCTGGTACGAAGCTAAGTGCGTCGTAACAAATGTTGCTGTTAGTGTTTCTGCAAGCCAAGAAATAACAACAAGAATTGAATTTATAACGAACGATGTCATTACATTAAATACAGGGGCAACACCTGGATACTTGTTACAGGAAGATGAATATAAGATTCTTCAGGAAGATCAAAGTCCCATATTGCTCGATCAGCCGTAATATATGTTCATTGGTTCTTAGTTAAGGGAAATGCCTGATCTTGAAATTAGTAATCTGCCAGCGTTAGCAGAAGCAGGTGTAGCAGCAACAGACCCATTAGCTATTGCAGATCTGAGTGCTAGTGAGACGAAAAAGGTAACAGTTAAAGATCTTATAGAAGCTGGTGTTGCCTTAATTGATGCAGCTTCAATCCCTGCTGCAAAAGTTGGAACATTAGGAACAGACCAAGTTGCAACAGGAGCGATTCAAGACGATGCAGTAACAAATGATAAATTAGCCAATACGAGTATTTCTTTAGGCGGCGTCTCAATAGCACTTGGCGGTACAGACGCTACTCCTGCATTTAATCTTGCTGATGCAACTGGATATACAACAGCAAATCTAAGTGGAACGATAAGCAATGCCCAGTTAGCAGGATCAATAGCTAATAGTAAACTTGCTAATTCTTCTGTATCTCTTGGAGGAATTTCAGTAAGTCTTGGAGGGACAGACGCAACACCAGCATTTAACCTTACAGATGCAACTGGTTATAAAACTACAGAACTTGTAGGAACAATAACTAATGCTCAGTTAGCAGGATCAATTGATGTATCAAAATTAGTTGGTTCAACTATTTCCCTTGGAGGGGTAACGCTTGCCCTTGGTGGGACGGATGCTACACCTGCGTTCAACTTAACTGACGCTACTGGGTATCCGACTTCCTCTTTAGTTGGCACAATAACTAATGCACAGTTAGCAGGTAGCATTGCAAATGCTAAGTTAGCAAATTCTTCCGTAACATTAGGCGGTGTAAGTATTGCATTAGGAGCTTCAGATGCCACTCCTGCTTTTGATTTAACAGATGCAACTAATTATCCTGCATCTTCTTTGTCAGGAACAATTACAAATGCTCAACTTGCAGGATCTATAGCAGTTTCTAAACTTGCTTCCTCTAGTGTTTCTTTCGGTGGAGTAGCTGTAACCCTTGGTACGGCTGACGCTACACCTGCATTTGATTTGCAAGATGCTACAGGTTATCCAACAACAGCGTTAGTTGGAACGATTACTAATGCACAATTAGCAGGAAGTATTGCAGGGGCTAAATTAGTTTCAGGAAGTATAACTTCAACTCAATTAGGAACAAATTCCGTAACAGATTCTGAGCTTGCAAACAACGCTGTAGATACTGGAGCTGTTCAAAATGGAGCGATCACAAACGATAAAGTTGAAACATCAACTTCTGCTACGACAGGATTAGACGGTGCAACAAAAATAAGAGATGCAAGTATCACACCAGCAAAATTAAATTCTTCTAACCTCGATAGGTCGATTAATATTGCTAGTGGCAATCTTGGAATTAACAATGCTGTTTCAGGTGGAGCTGCTACACGATCTGGAATTACATATAACGCAGAAGGATTAATTACTGGAACGGTAGCTCTTGCAGCAGGTGATTTACCTAAAGCCACGACTTCAGCAGTTGGAGGTATTTCAGTAGGGGCTGGTTTGAGTGTTACTGGTGCTGGTGCTTTATCTATTACTAATAGTGTTACTGCTAATACTGCTGGTGCAGTCAAGGTTACATATAACGCTCAAGGACAAATCACAGGTAGCTCTACTCTTGCTGCTGGAGATATACCTACGGCTACGACATCAGCTAAAGGTGGAGTACAAATCACATCTGGAGGTGGGTTAACTGTTGATGGATCAGGAAATCTTACAACTTCAACAAGTGGTGTAGGAGCTGGAACTTATCAGTCTGTAACTGTTGATGCTAAAGGTGTAGTTACGGCAGGTGCAGCACTTACAGCCTCTCAAATTCCTGATCTTGCCGCTACAAAACTAACCAGTGGAACTATTGATGCCGCAAGGATTGGAACTGATTCAATTGACGGTACAAAATTAAGTAATTCATCAACGGCATTATTTCAATCAATTGCACAAGCTGGTTATCCAACAGCACAATTTAACGGACAAATCCTTTTTGATACGGTTTCTGAAGATGCATTTATATGGGATGGAAACGCTTGGCAAGCAATAACCACATTAACGAAAGGCTCCTTGGTCTTCGGTGGAAATTACAACGCAAACACCAGCAAAATGACGGCGTGTACCTCCGCAGGATTAGCGGCTGGTCTAGCCGTTGGAAGTAACTTACCTACACCTTCAGCAACAACAGATGGTTTATATGTCGTAGTTGATACTGCTGGAACGCCTTCTGCTCCAGCTCCAGTTGTCGCATTTTCTCCTCCTGATTACATTCTTGGAGTTACAAATAGTGCTGGATCTTCTTGGAATGAGATCGACCTTTCGCAAACAGTGGCAGGTCAGGTTGCAAGTAACATTACCTTCACACCTTACGGTCAATTAAGTTCAACTAACGTACAAGATGCACTTCAAGAATTAGAAACAGAAAAACTAGCACTTGCAGGTGGTACTGTTACAGGTCAAGTGTTAATTGGTAATACTGGAAGTCTTGTATTTGAAGGATCTACGATTGATGCTTATGAGACAACAATAACAGTTGCCGATCCAACATCATCAGATAAAACTATTACTTTCCCAGACACAACTGGAACAGTAATTACAACTGGAGATACTGGAACTGTTACTGGAACGATGCTTGCCAATGACACGATCCAGAACGTAGATATTAAGAGTGACGCTGCGATTGCATTTAGTAAATTAGCTGCTTTAACTTCTGCTCAAATCCTTGTAGGTAACGGATCAAATGTAGCAACAGCAGTAGCAGTTACAGGAGATATAGGAATCAATAATGCAGGTTTAACTTCTATAGCTGCTGGAGTCATTGTTGATGCTGATATTTCTGGATCGGCTGCAATTACAGGATCAAAAATTGCCACTGGAACGACAAGTGCAGTTGGTGTTCTTCAATTAACAGATAGTGCAACATCAACTTCTGCGACTACTGCTGCTACTCCTGCTGCTGTAAAAATTGCAAAAGACGCTGCTGACGCTGCACAAACAACTGCTGATGCTGCTTTGCCTAAAGCTGGTGGCACAATGACAGACCACCTAGTTATTGATAATGGAAAAGAATTAAGGCTAAGTGAATCAGATGGTGATGGCACTAATTACACAGGCTTAAAAGCACAAGCTCAATCAGGAGATATAACTCTTACTCTTCCTGCTGTTGCACCTACAGCAAATCAGGTGCTCAAAGCTGATGCGTCAACACCTACAACACTTACTTGGGCTGCTGATAGTTCAACTGACGTAACCAAAATGCCATTGGCAGGAGGCACGTTTACAGGAGATGTCACTTTTACTGGGGATTCCAGTGATGGTTTATGGGATAAGTCAGCAAGTGCGTTTGTTGCAAACTTAACTGGAAATGTAACTGGTAACGTCACAGGTAATGTTACTGGAAACACGTCAGGCTCATCTGGTTCATGTACTGGAAACGCTGCTACTGCAACAGCTTTAGCAACAGCAAGAAATATTGGTGGAGTTAGTTTTGACGGAACAGCATCTATAAATCTTCCTGGTGTTAATGCTTCTGGAACGCAAGATACAAGTGGAACAGCAGCCGTAGCAACTACAATTACTGTTGCAGATGAATCAACTGACACCTCTTGTAATGTTCTATTTACAACAGCAGCAACAGGAGATTTAGGTGCTAAGTCAGGAACAAATTTAACTTTCAACTCAAATACTGGAGAGTTAGCAGCAACACTATTTAGCGGTTCAGGTGCTTCTTTAACATCATTAAATGCGTCTAATATTTCTAGTGGAACGCTTGCAGCAGCTAGAGTTGCGACACTTAATCAAGACACAACAGGAACAGCAGCATTAGCAACACAATTTACGGTTACAGCTAACAACTCAACTGATGAAACTGTTTATCCTTTGTTCTCTGATGGAGCAACAGGAGCACAAGGAGCTGAGACAGACACAGGTTTAACTTATAACCCTTCTAGTGGACTACTAACTAGCACAGGTTTTGCAGGGGCGTTAACTGGAAATGTCACAGGTAATGTAAGTGGTTCGGCTGGATCATGTACTGGTAATGCGGCTACTGCGACAGCGTTAGCTACGGCTAGAACTATTGGAGGTACTTCATTTGATGGAACGGCAAATATTACTGTTGATGCAGCAACTCTTGATGGAATAGATAGTGCAAGCTTCTTAAGATCTGATGCCAGCGATAGTTTCACAGGAGCAACTTTAACTTTTGATAGCACTACTAATGAAAAAATTATTTTTTCTGGATCTACAAGTCCTTATATAAGATTTCAAGAGAACACTACTGATAAGGCATTTATTCAATGGCATACAAGTGGCTACTTGACCATAAAAAATGAAGAAGATTCTGCAACTTTACGACTTCAAGATGACCTTTCCTTCTCAACAGATGGCTCTAACTTTAATAAGATTTGGCACGCTGGAAATGATGGTGGTGGCAGTGGACTTGACGCAGATACATTAGACACTCTTCAAGCTTCTAGTTTTATAAGAAACGATTTAAACAATAGTGTTGCTGCAAGAGTAGCTTTTCAATCAAACGCTACTAATAATTGGGATGACATGGCTACTTCCACAGGCAGTCAAGGAAGTATAGAAGTTTATAACTCAGGTTCAGGTAATGACGCTTTCATGGCGTTCCATTCTGGATCAGATTATGGTATCTATTTTGGATTAGATGCAGATGCTAATGATCTATCCGTTGGTGGTTGGTCAATGGGGGCTAATAAATACAAGGTTTGGCACGCTGGAAATGATGGTACTGGCTCTGGACTAGATGCTGATACGTTAGATGGTGTTCAAGCTGCAAGCTTCTTAAGATCTGATGCTGCTGATACAACTTCTGGTCATCTTACATTTTCTGACAGTGGCTACAGTATTGGTAATGAGTACCACATATGGAAACGAGACTATGTAGTTTCGGCTAGCAATAAACAAGAATTATTAGATAAAGATGGTAACAGCCTTCCTGATGGCGGTTCTTATCGTTTTCATGCTCATATACCTGGTACAGGTACAGACCAATCAGCTACAGCAGTTTACTGGAATGAAAATGGTACTTGGAAGTTAAATGTTACCTATCAAAGTGGTGTTAATTCCAATCATCCTGAGTTTATTATCGACGGTGGCGTTCCAACAATAAGTACCGACCACGCATCTAACTACACAGTAGCCGTTCTTGCAGAACGCATGGAGTTAGGCGAAGGGACAGGTAATGACAATAAAGCTGGTTTTGGTGCTGATGCTTATTTTAGTTTAACAAGGAATGATTCGGTATTAAGGTTTAATCCTACTGGTGCTGGTCCAGTAGGTAATGGTGACATAATTATCCACCAAGGTAACGTAGGCAGTAGTGGTGCGTTGTCAGGTACAACTGTTTATACATCAGCAGTACACGACAGCAAAGGCAACCTGCGTTCTATACCTCTTAACACTCGATCTTCTGCTTATAATGCTGCGGCCTCTGACGCTGGTAAAACTATTAGCATTAGTAGTGGTGGGGTAACTATTCCTGCCAGTACCTTTGCTGAGGGAGATGCTTTGACGATTATCAATAATAGTGGATCAGATCAGACTATTACTTGTAGTGCTATCACAATGTATTTAGCTAATGACACGACTGCAAAGACATCATTGACGTTAGCTGGTAGAGGCATGGCAACTATGTATTTTCTCTCTAGTGGAACGGCTTATGCTTCAGGTGCAGGGTTGTCATAAATGTACCTACTAACTAACAAACACGGAGGTTATTAATTATGCCTATTCAACAAATGCTACTTGGAGCTGGTGCGGAAGAAGAAGTTGTAGGACAACAATCCTATACATCTCCAGGGACTTATAGCTGGACAGCTCCAGAGGGTGTCACTTCTATTTCAATTGTTTTAGTTGGAGGAGGTGGTTACGGTAAAAATAGTGCAGGTGGAGGTGGTGCTGCACTTGTTTATAAAAACAATATTAGTGTTACCCCTGGAACAAGTTATTCGTTAAGGGTTGGTAAACAAGGAGACAAATATTCCACCGCATGGTGGAACAATTATAACGGTCCTCCTTATGCCAATACAGCTTCTGAATCAAGTTGGTGGAGTAGTTCTTCTACTCTTTACGCAAATGCTGGTGGTGACGCTACTACCAGTAGTGGAGGCAGTGGAGGACAAAGAAATAGCCAAGGTGATGGTGGTGGGAATGGAGGAAGCGGTGGCAGCTCTAGCCAAAGTCATGGTTCAGGCGGCGGTGCTGCTGGTTATTCTGGGAATGGAGGTGATGGTACTGGTAGTAATAATGGTGGTGATAGTGGTTCAGGCGGCGGAGGAGCAGGCGGTGTAACTAATAATCCTGACTATTATCGAGGAGGAGGTGGTGGTGGAGTAGGCATTAACGGAGAAGGTTCTTCTGGATCATCTCCTGGGGCTGGTGGTTCAGGCGGTAGTGCTGGAAGTACTACAGCTCAAGCTTGTTATGGTGGTAATCATGGAGGTGGCGGAGGAGGCTACCCTGGTTCACATAAAGGCGGAGGTGGCGGATGTAAAATAATATGGCCTGGAACAAGTAGACAATTTCCTTCTACTAGAACTGCTGATGAAAGTCCATGACCATGAATTTATTTATTAAAGTCGATGAAAACAATGTTCCGCAGGATTATCCAGCCGTCAAAGAAAATTTAATACAAGCTTTTCCAGCTTTAGATTTTGAAAATTCAGTACCTGATGGATGGTTAGTTTTTGAAAGAGCTGATAATCCTCGTGTCGGAATATATCAAAAGCTTGATGAAAATATAGGAGGCGAAAACGCCGAGAAACGAACTGGATCCGTAGGTTTAGAATATAAATATATTGATGGGAAGATTAAAGAGGTTTGGCATATTTTAGATTTAACAGATGAAGAGAAAACAGCAAAACAAAATAAAGTAAAAGATGATTGGGCAAAAGATCCTAATTGGAGTTCATGGGTATTTAATGAACAAACATGCGAATACGAACCACCAGTTGAACGTCCTGATGACAAATACACTAGATGGAGCGAAACAAAAACAGCATGGATAGAATATCCTGATGACGGAAAAAATTACGAATGGAATAAATCAAATGAAATCTGGGAAGAAATAAAAGAGTAGATATAGCCGAACAGGTTAGGGATAGACAGTAGGTTTATAATTTGAGGGAAATGTATTATTTTTATGGCTGATCGCAATCAACTTGCACAAGAAAAAGCAGGTTTAATTAAGCAAAGAGATGAAATTGTTAAAGATTACACTGCCAAATCAGCAGAATTATTAAAAGAATTAAACGCTACAACTGAAGCCAGCCTTAATCCTTTAAACAAACAAATTAGAGATTTAGAATTAACAATTCTTAAATCCATAGATGAAGAGGCTGGAATTGGTGGAGAGGCTTGCCCTGCATGATAAAGATCCTTACATATATCAATACTGCTGCTCTTGTAGTAGCAGTAGGTGGTGGTACGTTTGCTTATTTTCAGCGTGGCAAGATTACAGAATCAATAATGAGTGAAGTGCAAAAGCAATTACCTTCTCTTGTTAAAGGAGCTATGCCAAAGATTCCAAGCGTTCCAAAGTCAACAGGATCTGTGCTTCCTTTTAGATGATTCAATTTAAGTCATTTAATGGCCTAACCTCTCTTGTCTTGGGCGGTGGTTTGATTGCTACAAACTTTATGAGCCTTAACCTTTTGGCTCGTAAAGATAATGGTATCCCTAATTTGGCAGCAATGCCTTCCAATCAGTACTCTAGCTTTTCTATCCGTTCAGAAAAGAAAGGAGAAGATCACACATGGTCAATGGCAAGTAATCAACACGATCCAAAGACTTT